CAAATTTCACTAATGTTTATATTATACTCTATTTCTATATTTTTAGCAAGGTCCCTTATATCTTCAAATACTCTTTTTTCTTCTAGCCCTAACGGCAATAGTCTACGTTTCTTAGGATCCTCGTAAAAATACTCTCTGGCTCTTGCTTTTGTGACTTGTAACATACCATTAGGTACCCACCTAATGTCAGCACCATAGTCTAATGCTTGTTTTTGATAAGGGTGCAAATTATCTAATGATCTTTTAGCCATGAAAAAAACAGCTTTTTTACCATAGTGATTCGCTTGTAATGTAAGAGATAATTGAGCATAACCGTTTGCTGGACAACCGCCATATACAAACTCTTCGGCACCTTCTTCTATTTCTTCTCTGATTAATCTGTCTACAAATCTTCTTTTAGAACCGCCTTCTAATAAATCGTCTCTTACAATATGAAAGCCATCGTGTTGTTCTATTACTAGTTTAGGAAAATTATATGGTGTCATAATCAAATACTACTGAATATCTATTGTTGTGTGGGTGTACTGCTAACTCAAAAGGCATATTAATGATACTATGATTTATCTTGCCATCAAATATTAACACTGAGTTTTCTAAACCAGGTATAATTACTTTATCATCTATTTGTGTGCCGTAATTAGTATAGTTATTTTTTAAATAATATACAGCAGTTATATCTCTTTTGTGTGTATGAAAACTAAATCTATTATCTTCTCTACTAATATTTGCCCAACTTTCAGTGAGTTGTACTTTGCCTATATTTTCTTCTATAATTGTTTTTATTTTTATTTGTAGTTCAATCCAACGATTTAAAAATTTTACATGATCATACAAGTCTGTTTTAGTTTGTAAAGGTGGCACATTATTACTAGCTACGTGTCCGTCTGTTATGACTTTATCAATATCAGAAATATACTTTTCTTTATAGGTTTTATCCATAAAGTTTGTATGTCTGTAAAATTTATAATCGTCTACTTGTATTTTCATTAATAAGAGTATTCAGTCCAACCAGTTAAAATATATTTGTCATTTGATAAGGGTGGATTACCTCTATGTACATGAGTAAAATGAGCAGGCCAAATAACTAATCTATTTTTTTTAGGTTTAATTCTTCTTTTTTGATATAAAAACTCTGTTTCGCCACCATCTTCTACATCATTTAAGTACAATGTAAAAGCAGTAACTCTATTTCTACTAGTTAACTGACTATTTTCTACATGCCAAATATGATACCCTTGACCTGGCTCTGTCTTTTGTACCTTTATATCAAATATTGAGTGTCTACCTTGTGATTTTAAAATACTAAACTTTTCAATATATCGTTGATATGGTCCGTGTTTTTCATTAAAAAATATCTCAATAAAATTTTTTGCCATGTAATGTACAGGTAATTCTTTCATCCAAAATGGTTCTGAAAGCTCATCAAATGATGTGTCATCAACTTCATGGTTAGGACTAAACTCTCTTTTGAAAGTTAAATTGTTTTTATTCATTTTTTCAAAGTAATTAATATAATTTTCAATATATTCATCTGTAAAAAAATTATCAAATACTCCTATAAAGTCATCTGTAATTTCTATATTCATTTGCTTATCTCCTGTTCTATTACTAAGCATGGTATTATCAAACAAAGGATCCTGATTTGTTGATGTTTTCATTTTCATTATTTTATCTCCAAGTATGATTCTTTATCACCGAACTGACCTCTAGGAAAGTAATTAAAGGCAAGTGAATATCTTTGATGTGGTGTATTGTTTACATCTGTTTGATGTGAAACGCAAGACGGAAATAATACTACTGTACCAGGCATAGGATTAACTATANATTCATCATTATTAAATTCATTTGCTTCATCTATTTCTAATTTAATCATAATATTATTCCAACTCTTAAACGGACTTTGATTAAACTTAATAGCACCTGTGGTCTCTGTTGATTGTAAATAATATACACCACTAAACATACTATTTTGATGATGATGTGGTTGTGCTACATGACCTTTATTATGTATATTACACCACGAGTTTATCATTTCAAAATTATGTTTTTTATTTATTCTAAGTTTATCTCTAGCATATATCTCAAACTCATCATCTATTTTTTTCTTTAATGATGATAATTCTTTATGTAAAAGTATATGTCTGTCTTTTGTTTGTAAACCGTTATTTAAGTAAGTTAACTCAAAATCTAATGAATTAATATAAGTTAGCCAATCTTCGTTAACACCTATGTTACCTATGTAAAGTGGTGTAGAAAATAATTTTTTAATTTCGTTTTGACTCATTAATTTTAGGCTTTTCTTTTTGATATTTTTTTGATTTGTTTTTTAGCATATATATTTGCCCTCTGTAATTTAAGTTTACTAGCTCTCTCTGTAAATAATCTACCTAACATGTGATCATGTTCATGTTGAAAAATACGACTAATCATGCCGTCTAAATGACCTTCTTTTAGATCACCTTTTTCATCTTCATATTTTACTACAACTTTTCTAGGTCTTGTAATAGATAAGAATATAAAAGGAAAAGTTAAACAACCTTCTTTCATAACAATTGTTTCTTCACTGGCTGATATAATCACAGGATTAAAACAAGTCATTTTCAAACCTTTTTCTAATTCAGGATGACCCCCTATAACAAACATATTAAAAGGTAACCCTACTTGATTTGCTGATAACCCTATCCCACCATATTTAAACATTAAATCAAACATATGATCAGATAGTTCTTTTCTATCTTTAAAACCTTCATCTTTTAACATATCGTCACTAAATGGTGCGATTGCTGAACAAACTCTTGGATCGTTAGGTGGTATTAATTGTAAATCTTTAGACATTCTGTAACCTCGTAAAGTTATTTATTTTATCAAATTTTATGATATTAGTAAATTTATCAAATAGTATATCGCCCTTGTGTGATATAATAAAGATATTTTCTTTTGATAGTGATTTAATAATTTTAAAGAAGTCATCTGTACCTTGACCATCTAATGAGCTATCAAATATTTCATCTAATATCAAAACATTTGTATTTGTACTATTTTTCATTTTAGCAATTTGTCGCCAAGTAAATAGTAATGCTAAATCTATTCTTAGTTTTTCACCCTCACTAAAATTATTGTAATTAAAAGTATCTCTAAATCTACTTTTTATTGTCTCGTTAAACTCTTCGTCTAAATGAAAGTTAACAAAGAAGTTCATATCTTGTAAATATTGATTTATTAAAGTATTCATTATAGGTAAATACTTTTTAATAATTTTTGTTTTAGCACCTTTTTCAGATAGTATTTCTCTAACTGTATCAATATATGTTTTTTCTTCGGTAATTTTATCTAAATCAACTTGTGATTGTTCTAAATTAACTTTTAATTCTTCTAATTGTTTTTCTATATTATCACTGTCCTCTTTTTTGTTATCTAACAATAATATCTCATTGTGTAGATTGTCACTAAATTTTTTAAGTTCATTTATTGATGTATTAACTTTTGACATTTCTATATTTAAATCTGACATTTTTTCAGATATAGAATTAATTTCTGTTAATTTAGTTTCAGTGGTAGATATTTCTTCTACTAATTTTTTCATACCTTCATTTAAGGTAACCACTTTGCCTTTTAGTTCTTCTTGTTTTCCTGATTTAAATGTTTCATCAATTGGTTGTGTACAAGTAGGACAGGTATCATTTTCTTCAAAAAACTCTAAATTTCCATTATGTGTTTCTAAGTTTTGTTCTATTTTTGTTTCTAATTTTTCTAATTGATTTAATCTTGTTTTTTGGGCACCTTTATCAAGTGTTTGTTCTTTTAGTTGTGTATATTCACCGTCTAACTTTTGTATCTTTTCTAAGTAATCTTTTTTATCTAAGTTTAATTTTTCTAACTGTTGTTCTTTTTGTGTCTTATCATCTGTATTTCTATTTTTTATTTCATTAAAATGTTTACTTTCTAATTCATACTTAGATTTTACTAGATCAGCATTGTGTTTAACTTCTATAATCTTTTTATTTAAAACAGATTGTTGATCTCTTAACATCCAATCCATATGTGAAAACACTTTTATATCAAGTATTTCTTCAACTGCTTCTTTTCTATAACGAGATTTCATTTTCATAAACGGCTCATAAGATGATGAACCTAATATTACTACTTGAATAAATGATCTATAACTTAATCTCATTATATTTCTTTCTAATATCTTTTGATAATCAATACTAGAAGCGTCTTGGTTTATTAATTGATCGTCTTCATATATTTCAAATATGTTAGGTTTAATACCTCTAATAACTTTATATTGTTTAGTACCTATTGAAAATTCTATTTCTACTAATGCTTCACCGTTGTTTATCGTATTAACCATTTGTTCTTTTTTTATTATTCTAAATGGTCTATTAAATAAAACAAAAGTCATGGCGTCTAGTAAAGTTGACTTGCCTGAACCGTTTGTGCCTATAACAAGTGTTGTGTTTGATTTATCTAA